GATTTCTAAGATATGGTCGTAAGTGGAATGACGAACACTCGGTGCAAAACATATCATAGAGAGGTGAAAGGGGCTATTCCTCTCAATATAGTCAGGTGGCGAAATTGGTTAGACGCTGCGCTTTATATCAGGTGTATAAAGGTGAATCTTGGTAGAAATATTGCAACAAGAATACAGGTTCGAATCCTGTCCTGACTACTTAAAAATATTTTTTGATAGTTAATTTATATAACTCCACCGAAAAACCCACAAATCTTTAGTTTGTGGGATGAAAGGTGGTTTTAGTTTAGTATGAACTATTTCTTTAGTAATTTTTCCTCAATATATTCCTTAACATAATCAATACCACCATATAAGTCCTTACTAATAGTTTTCATGAATTTTTTTTAATTATTAAAGTCCGACATATGAACGAAAATCATGTATGAGTTCATCATAAATCATATACACTTCGTCAATATTTTCACACTCCATTTCTTCAGCCATATTTAGGAACCCTCCAAGTTCTGATTGTATGTCATCGTACATATCTTCGGGACTTTGTTCTTCAGGTGAAGTTTTAACAAACGACATAAAATCATTAAAAACATATTCCATATTTGAAATAGTTTCTTCACAGACATCCATTTCTTTAAACTTATTTTCTTTAATTACTCGTTTAACAATTCTTGTTAAATCTGATTCAGTTAGTCTTACTACTTTTTTCATAATATTTTTTAATATAAATATCCACCAAAAAAAAAAAACGATTTTTTGAAAAAATATTTTTAACCTTGATTTAAAATATATTCCCTGATTGTATCTGGTGAAGCTTCACCGATTGAACAGGCAAAATAACCATCAGACCAAAAAGTTTTTTCTAACCAAAATTCTTGACTTAAAACATCTGAATATAAAGACCAAATATGTTTTGTAGATTCTTGTTTTAATTTACGAACAATTGATGAAACTGATAAACGAGGAATATATCTTATTAAAAAATGAATGTGATTGATATCTGATTCCATAACCTCAATACTAAAATCAGAATTATTTGTGATATTTTCTAATATTGTTTTCATATCTTCATTTAAATTACCTATTAGTAATGGTTTACGATATTTACAAACAAATATTAAATGGATTTTTAAATAATGTTTTGAACGATTTGTTGTAATGTAATTTGATTTTTTTGACATAGTAAAGAATTTTTGTAAATATGTTTTCACAGAATACAAACATTTTACAAAAATTCTGTCTTTTGTAGATAATCAAGATATTTATAATAAATGAAGATTATTCACAAATCATATAAGTTTAGAATTGAACCAACATCAGAACAAATTGTTTTGTTATCAAAACATTTTGGTGCTTGTAGATTTGTATTTAATAAATTTCTTCACGAAAGAAAAGAAAAATATTTAAATGAAAAAACTTCATTAAATTATTATGACAATGCAAGAACTTTAACTGATTTAAAAAAAGAAAAAGATTTTGATTGGTTAAAGGAAATAAATTCACAATCTTTACAATCTGCAATCAGAAACCTTGATTCTGCCTATAAAAACTTTTTCAATAAACAAAATAAATTTCCAAGATTTAAATCAAAATACGACAAACAAAGTTTCAAAATACCTCAAAACACTTTAATAAATAAAGAAAAATTAGTTATTCCAAAATTCAAAGAAGGTATTAAAATAAACTTACACAGAGAAATAGAAGGTGAAATATTATTTGCAACAATTACCAAATCAACAACAGGAAAATATTATGTTAGTATAACTTGCGAAGTTAATCACAAACCATTTGATAAAACAGGTTCAAAAGTAGGTATTGATACAGGTATAAAAGATTTGGCAATACTTTCAGACGGAAAAACCTATGAGAATATTAAAGTTTTAAAATCAAAATTAAAAAAACTTAAATACCAACAAAGACAACTATCTAAAAAACAAAAAGGTAGTAATAGTAGACAAAAACAAAAAATTAAATTATCTTTAACTCACGAAAAAATAACTAATATCAGAAAAGATTACTTACATAAAATATCTACAGAAATTGTCAAAAACCACGACATTATATCTGTAGAAGATTTGTCAGTTAAAAATATGATGAAAAATCATAAATTAGCACAATCATTGTCCGATGTTAGTTTAGGTATGTTCTATACAATGTTAGAATATAAGTCAAAATGGAATGATAAATCTTTTGTTAAAATTGATAGATTTTTTCCTTCCAGTAAAACTTGTTCTAATTGTGGATGGATATATCAAGATTTAAATCTTTCCATTAGAGAATGGACTTGTAATTCTTGTAATGAACATCACGATAGAGATTTAAATGCGGCTAAAAACATCCTTAAACAAGGAATAAACATATTGTCTGGTTATGGAATAGAATCGGACACTAAACAAAAACAGGAGGAGGCGTTACCATTAGGTGAGTCTGTGATTCCTGAAGCCCAACCATCTTTAGTGGTTGGGTAGTTCACTTTACTTATCTTTGTGGAAATTAAAAAATATGGAAATGAAAAATTATGTGGTTGGAATCCTTTCAATGTTCGAAAATAATTTGAAATTGTTCAAAATCGTTGCAGAGAATGAATATGAAGCTGTCAAAAAAGGTATGATTGAATTTTGTCATGACGAAGAAAGTAGGCAATATGAAATTGATTGGCAAAATTCGGAAAATTATCCTAAAGACCTTAATGGGCTTTATTCTGTTTACGAAGAAATTCCATTTTCTGTTGTTGAGGTTGGTTCGTTTTAGTCTGACCGATTATAAATTATTAACAAATAAAAAAAATAAACTATGCCCACATTTTATGAAGAAGTTGATGTAGACGTTGATGTTGATGATTTTTTATCATCTTGTAATAAAAGAGAAATAAATGATCTCATCGAAGCTTTGGTTGAGGACGGACATCTTCCAAAGTCAGTTTTAAACAAGAACGACCAAAAAGAAGGTAGATTGGAAAGTCAATTCTCTTTTAAAGTTGATAAACTTAAAGAGAAGTATTACTCAATCTCAAAGGAGGATGAGGAAGTTTTAGAAAATATTTTTAAAAAGTATTTATAACTTTTGATTATTCGATATATTTATCGTAATATTGTTTTATGAAAAAAGTATTTTTTGATATCGATTTAGGGTTCACGCCGACAACACCGAATAATGGTGATGCGGGCACATTATGCTTAAGTTCAGAGGCAAGTGGTTGGTAATAAAAAAAAACAACTTTAAATAACAAACCCTGAACGTTGAAAGTTCGGGGTTTTTTTTTATCTTTGTTTAAACAAAAAGTTCTTTGAAGTTTATAAAATTAGGGTGTATATCAGTGGAAGATTTCTTGTTTTGGGAACAAGAGGCCGCCAGTTCGAGCCTGGCCACCCTAACATAGTTTAGGTTCAAGTATGATATTCTTGACTAATAGGATATTTATAGATATGGAATTATATTCAGGTCATAAAACAAACGCATTACGTGCCCAAAAATTAGCCGTAGATGCGGCAGTAAAAAGTAGAGAAAAAAATAGATTAAATTACAATTTAAACCCAAACAAATGTTCTGAATGTAATTGTGATTTAGATTTTTATAAAAGAAAAAATAAATTTTGTTCGTCTTCATGTGCGGCAAGTCATAATAACAAAAAAAGAGATGGACATAGTGAAGAAACAAAAAATAAAATTTCTAAAAAATTAACAAAAACAATAAAAAAAGAAGAAACGATACATAAAATAATTAAAATAAATCGTAACAAATATCATCAAAACCCAAAATTTTGTAAAATTTGCGGACAAAAATTAGATTATGAAAAAAGAAACCGAAAAACTTGTTCAGATGAATGCAATATAATAGCTTCTATAAGAATAAGGCCATATCAAAATGGGTCAAGAAAAACTTTTTGGTTTTTTAATAAACATGAAAACAAAGAAGTATTATTAGAATCTAGTTGGGAGTTGAGAATGGCAAAATTTTTAGACGAAAAAAATGTAAAATGGATAAGACCTAATCACATTATTTGGTTCGATATTTTAAAAAATAAAAAATATTATTTTCCGGATTTTTATTTACCTGACTACGATCTATATCTTGACCCAAAAAATAAATATTGTTTGTCGAGAGATGTTGAAAAGATGGAAAAAATATCAAAAATGGTGAAAATAATATATGGAGATATTGATGAGATGATAAATGAAATTAATAAAATGTTTAATATTGCTTCGTTGCCGTAGTGGCCGAACGGTCCAGACTGTTAATCTGGTGTGTAAAAACCATCGTAGGTTCGAATCCTACCGAAGCAGCTTAAATTTGGTCTGTTAGTATAATAGTAGAATGCCAGCTTGTCACGTTGGAGACAGGGGAGCGTAACCCCTACGGACCGCAAAGAGTAAGAGATACTCATAGTCTTCGAATCAAGACTTTAAGAATGATTCCGCAGAATGTCTACGGCGCGAGTGGGACATCGTGGGGTAAAGAGACGGACACAATCTCTCCCAGTAGTGTTGGAACTTTTCATGAGGGATGCCTCGCAAGTTTTGTTGAAATAGAAAACCGAAATAACTACTCACCAGTAATCTCAAGGTGGGGAACATGCAGATATGGTGTTAATGGTAGCACAAGAGATTTCCAATCTTTTGGTGAAGGTTCGAATCCTTTTATCTGCTCTGCTCGTTTTTTGTACTTTTTTTGATATTTATTATATATGCCAAGAAAAGAAAAAAAATATCACTACATTTATAAGATTAAAAATCTAATAAATGAAAAATATTACATTGGTATGCACAGTACCAATAATATAGATGATGATTATTTTGGTAGTGGATATAAAATACGTAGAAGTATAAAAAAATATGGTAAAAATAATCACATAAAAGAAATTATTGAATTTTTACCTGATAGAGATTCTTTGAAACGTAGAGAAAGAGAGTTAGTATCCAAAATCGTATTAAATGATATTCTATGTATGAATTTAGTTATTGGTGGTGGAGGTGGATTTATAAGTGAGGAAGGAATTAAAAAAGGAAGGAGAGTAACTGATGAAATTTTGAGAAAAAAACATGGAGATGATTTCAAAAAAATTATAATAAAAAATTATTTTAATAATCAAACTTCAGAAGAAAAAGAAAAATGGAAAGAAAAAATTAAAATTGGACAAAAAAATTCTGATTTCGATTTTGGAAGTACTTTTAGAGGAAAAAAACATAAAGAAGAAACTAAATTTAAAATTGGAGAATCTAACAAAATAAAACAAAAAGGAGAGTTAAATTCTCAATTTGGAAGTTGTTGGATTACAAACGGAATAGAAAACAAAAAAATTAAGAAAACAGAAATAATACCTGATAATTGGAGATTAGGTAGAGTTTAAAATTTGCGGAGGTAGTTCAATTGGTAGAATACCTGCTTGCCAAGTAGGGGGTTGCCGAATCGTACTCGGTTCTCCGCTCATAAGTCCCTGGCCAGGAATTGAAGATAATGAGAGCCTCTCGTAGAAGCGCAACTCCTCATCCGAATCGTAGGTCGGCACAGTTGGTAACTCTGGGGGTATTTCAAAAGTTACAAACGCCCGAGTAGCTCAGCAGGTAGAGCAACTGATTTGTAATCAGTAGGTCGCAGGTTCGATTCCTGTCTCTGGCTCATTTTACTGGCATTTAATAAAGGTCAGCGGGGTCCATCAGCAGTTTGATGATTTTGAAAATTACCATAGCACGGTCGGTAATAAGTAAAATAGAACTGGTCTCCGCCATAGTAGTGAAAAGATGGGCGCCACGGGGAATTAGCTCAGTTGGCTAGAGCGCTTGATTTGCATTCAAGAAGTCATCGGTTCGAATCCGATATTCTCCACAAAAAATTATATATTATGGAAAATTTAATTATGTGGTATGCCATCATAGGAATGGCTTATTGTTTTATCAACGGTGCAATCAGGAAATTAGATACCAACGGAGATTTTTTATTACCGTTATTTTGGATTTTTGGTTGGCCTATGGGTTTAGGTATGTTGAGTTATTTGAAGATTAAAGAGTATTATGTTAAATTAACAAAATAAAAAATGGCCCATCCAAACATACACGCAAAAAGCTCGGCAAAAAAATTTGGCGGAAAACCTGAAGATTATATTCATTTACATGAGTGGATGGATGAAACAAAAGGATGGTTTGGGGACTCTCTTCATAGAATGTTTAGACATCATAGTGAAGGTATTTTTGAAATGGAAAAAAGATTTGGGACAGAATTTAAAAATTCTGATGGTACCATAGTTTATACTCGTTATGTTGGAGAACAACATGTAAAAGAAGATTGTAATAATTATATTCCGTCAGCTAAAGAGTGGATAAATAATATTGCAGAAAATAAAAGACCTCAATGGATGTTACGAACTCTTAAAATAGAAGACTGATATTTATAATTATGAAAGGAATTTTAACACCTGAAGAAAAAAGATATTTAAAAAGAGTATCAAATTATCTTCAATCATTAGGAATGACTGATGGAACGATTGATTTTGAGTTAGATTATGATAATTTTGATTATGATGACATTAATTGGGATCAAATAACACATTTTTCTAATAACTATAGAGCTGAAATACCAAGACAATTTGTTGAAATTGTAAAAAAAATCATTAAATATGTTGTTGATGAACAATTATATCAATATCCTGATGTTGAGAGTTTAAGTTATCAAAATTTGGACGTTGATTTTGATGTTAAGGACCAAACAATATCTGTAAATCATTGGTGGAGTTATTATGCGGAAGGAGATGCCCAAGAAACCACTTGGGAAGAATCCGACGAAGAAGGTGAAATTGTTACCAATTTATTTCAAGATTTGAAAAGAAATAATATTACTCCCAACAAATATGGTCTTCTTGAGTTGAGGTATAACGGTGGAGGTGACAGTGGATATTTAGAAGATCAATTCGATAATCGTCAAGATGTTCCTATTGAAATTAAAAATTGGTGTTATAACCAACTTGAAAATATGCACGGAGGGTGGGAAATTAATGAAGGTTCCCAAGGATATTTCATTTTTAATTTTAAAGACAAGGTGATTACATTAGAACATTTTTATAATACTGAAGAAAACGAACACGACACAATTTTTGAAGAAAAATTTTGATTTTGAATTTTTTATTATATTTGAGATATATATTAGAACATGAATAACATTAATACATACGAACTTTTAAGAGGTAGATTAGTAAATCTGTTGGGTAGATTATTACCTAATACGAGTTCGGATGCGAATACTTTCTAAAAAAATTCTATGGAAATATTAAAACCCCGAACCTAAAAAATTCGGGGTTTTTATTTGGTTGTTTAGAGTAGTTTATGTATATTTGTATTGTTCTTTGAAATCGCCCTGGTGGTGGAACTGGTAGACACGCAAGACTTTAAGGTAGACACGAAGTTTTTTTTACTTCTTCTCTTCCGTTTTGAGTATAACCGAATATTTATAATAAATTAATATTATGAACAGAAAGTATACTAAAGAAAATCTTCAGGAAATTGCTAATAAATGTTTTTCATTTAGGCAAATGATTCTTGAACTCAATCTTAAAGAAACGGGGGGTAACTACATTAACATACAAAAACGTTGTAAAGAATTTGAAGTCAATACGAACCATTTTTTTGGACCAGCATGGAATAAGTTAGGTCATCCGATGTTTAATCAAAAAAATGGAACTCCGATTGAAGATTTTTTTATAAAAGGTGAAAAAAAAATTGCATCATCTAGAATAAAAAATAGAATAATAAACAATGGATTAAAAGAGTATAAGTGCGAAATTTGTGGACTGACTGAATGGTTAGGACGTAGGCTTGTAATTGAACTACACCACATAAATGGAGACCCAACAGACAATAGATTAGAAAATCTACAAATGTTATGTCCAAATTGTCATTCTCAAACTCACAATTACTGTAAGAAAGAAGAATTAAGAAAAATGAATGTCTAAAAATTGAGTGCTCGAGTGGAAACATTCGATGTAGAACTCCGTAAATTCGGTGAACCCTGTAAAATGGGAATACCGAGCGAAGCCTGAAAAGGAACGTGTAGAGACTAGACACGGAGCACCTGTAAAATGGTGAAGGTATAGTCCAGACCACAAACACAAATTAGTGGTAACGAAAGTTATAGTGGTATGAAAATCTTGTGAGCCGAAAGGCTCGTGCGGGTTCGACTCCCGCCTGGGGCACGATTGTAGACACGATGGCAGCGTGTGAAAAACTCGGATACAATGCCCGACTCGTAAATAAACGATACACCGAGAGGAAGGAGTCTTATGGACGCATAAGATGTAAAAGTCCGCAACTAAACCTGCTTAGTCTTTGTAGGGTAAAGACAATTTGGTTCGGTAGCTCAGCTGGATAGAGCACAAACCTTCTAAGTTTGGGGTCAAAGGTTCGAATCCTTTCCGAATCACAAACCATTAGTAGCCAATGGTTACCCAGCAGGCATTCAGTCCAAAAATACTGAAGGGCAAAGCTACCATCCCGTGGGTGAAGACACGTGCAGGAGCATCCATCTCCGAGATGAACGAACAACTGGGATTCATCATCGTAGCTCGGTGAGATACGACGCAATTTATACACTTAAACAACGCGGGAGGAGCGTCTTTCCCGATGTGGCCGAAGCGATGATGAATTATTTACCCCGATGGTGGAATGGTAGACACGGCAGCCTTAGGAGCTGTTGTCGTAAGACATGTCGGTTCGAGTCCGACTTGGGGTACACTTGGCTAAGTGGTGGAATGGTAGACACGTCAGTCTAAGAAGCTGATGCTCGTTGGAGCGTGAGAGTTCGAGTCTCTCCTTGGTCACAAAAAATATTTTTTTATTTCGAAAAATATTCTTACTTTTGTTGTCTAAACAAAACAATATGATACCAACCAAAACATACAGAGATGCGATTAGTTTTATTGTATCCGTGTCAGTCTCAAATTATTTTAATGATTTAATGAATGGAGGATATGGAAATCATGGATCTGTTAAAGAAATGTGTTTAATGGTTTCTCACATATATGATATTGATTTAGAAACCGTTAAGACAACTGTAAATGATTTAATTTTTCACAAAGAAAAAGATTTGAAAGAAAATTGGCACAAAGCGGTTAACGGAGAATACATTTTTTAAAAGAAATAATATGTTAAAATTACTTTGGAGACTCATAGAGTTTTATGATAAAAATTGGGGGTATACAACTCCTCTTCAAAAAAGATTTGAGATTGGAGAGTTTGTTAAGATATCCAAATTTAAAACTCAAGAATGTAAGTTTAATGTTGGAGATGTTGTTAAAATCCTTGAAACAAGTAGACACGACTACTTAATTAGTCGAAATAACATAATAGATGTCGTGTATCAATTTGAGCTCGAAAAAAATAATATATAATATATATACGTTATGACTGAAAGAATAACAGAATCTGATATAAATCGTTTGGTTGGTAAAGTAATATCAAACGATAAAAAGGAGGATAGAATCATTCGACCGTACAATATTAATACAATTTCATTCGAAAGGTGGAAATCAAAGGGATTGAGACCATATACTTTTAATCGTGATGTTAAGAATTATGGGTTATCCGAAATATCAAAACCATCAAAAGATATTAAACATCCTGTTTATTTATTAACCGATGAAGAGAAATCTAAGGTTGATAAAATATGTGAAAATATTAAAGAAATAATTGAATTGAAATATAAATCGATCGAATTGTTGATTCAACAAGGAGAAGCCGCTATGATTAAAATTATTTCTTAAAAAAATTGACAAATAAAAAACTTTTACTAACTTTAGTATAATTATAATAAACATGAAAACTACAATGCGTCATATAGTCTTTAGTAAACAGCAAGAAATCTGTTGGTATGAGATTATGCCTTGTAGTTCAGTTGGTGATTTTGAAAGTTAAATAATTCCTGAAGAGTTATATATACAAACCCTGAACGACAGAAATGAAGTTCGGGGTTTTTTTATTTTTGGTGGATTGAAAAATAAGTTTTACTTTTGTGAAACAAACGATGAAAAAAACATCAAAAAAAAATTGGTTCTTTGACATATTGGTTGTAAATTTGTAAAACAAAACACGGGTGGCTCCCTTAATAGTTAAGGTTGACCTTAAGCATCCACCGAAAGGTATACAGGGGGTGAAGTGTTTTATTTTTAATTAAGACGTTTGACTTTTTTATGGGTTCAATATATTTATTATTATAATGTAATAATATGAAATGCGATTTATGTGGAATTATTATTAAAAATAATGGTGGATATGTAAAACATATGAAATCTTGTCTTCGAGTATTTGAAATAAAAGAAGAGGTTTTTAGGTTGTATGTTTATGAAAATTTCAGTATAAACGAAATAAAGAAAAAATTTTCAATAGGGGATAATTTAATATGTAAAATAATTGGAGATAAAAAAAGAACATTATCCGAGGGGATAAAATCAGGAAGGAAAAAATATCCTGAAAATTTTAAACATACGGACGAGACAAAGAGAAAATTAAGGGAAATAAGATTAGATTTTATGAAAAAAAATCCTGAAAAAACTGCATGGAGATTAAAAAATTTATCTTATCCCGAAAAATTATTTTTACATGAAATAGAAAAATTAGAGTGGAATAAAAAATATTCAATTGTAAGGGAATACTCTTTATTTCCGTACTATGTTGATTTTGCATTCATAAATGAATTAGTTGCGGTTGAGATTGATGGATCTCAACATTTGTTAGAAGATAGAAAGATGAAAGATAATATGAAAGATAAACTATTGATTGAGAATGGATGGAAAGTTATTCGTATTTCAGAAAATGAATTAAAAAATAATATAAAAAAAGTTTTTTGCGAAATAGAAAATTTTTTATCTTTGTCAAATAATAAAAAACAACATAGAATCGGTATCATATTAAACCCAAAAAAACAACAAAAGAAAGAAAGAGGTACGAATGGTTTAACAAAATTAGAATATGAAAGGTCAATTAAACAAAGAAAAACAGAGAGGCCTGATTACACGATTTTATTAAAGGAAATAAAATCTTTTGGTTATGTTAATACCGGAAAAAAATATGGTGTTAGCGATAATGCAATAAGAAAATGGATTAAATTTTATGAAAAAAATATGTAGCATTAGTGAAGCGGTTATCACGGAAATCTTTCTAATTTCAGTCACCAGTTCGATTCTGGTATGCTATACAAATCTTGGGAGTAATTACCTCAAGGCTGACAGGTTCGAAACTGTCGGAATGATTATGGTGTATGGGGCACGGTAGAACGTAGTAGGTTAGACAACCGAAATGGAAAACAGGATTAAGGTTCAAGTCCTTTTTAATCAACTAAGATGATGGTCTGATGTCGGAAAGGTTGTCGACAAACCTCAAGACTTCAAAACAGACAGCACCCTCTGCCGGGGCCTCGTAAAACTACGATTAAGCAGTTAAGATTGGGACGAGACGGGTATCCCAACATCATCTAAACAGTCCTTTAGCTTAGTGGGAAAGCGGTTGTATTACAAACAACATAGAGTGTGTTCGATTCACACAGGGACTACCTTGACTTTTTTGTTCTTTTGAGATATTTATAATATATGCCAAGAAGACAAAAAAAAATACATTATTTGTATAAAACAACTTGTATTATCACCGGAAAATATTACATCGGTATTCACAGTACCTCGAATATTGACGATGGTTATATGGGTAGCGGAAAAAGATTACGATATAGTTTGAGAAAGTATGGTAAAAACAATCATATCAAAGAAATATTAAATTTTTTTAACACTAAGGAAGAATTATTACAAGAAGAAAAAAAAATAGTATCATTTGATATTTTGAATGACAAGATGTGTTTGAATTTGAAAGAAGGTGGAGTGGGTGGTCTTTCAGGTTTGCCGATAAACATTATAAAGAAAATAACAAGATTAGGGGGGAATGTTCATAAAAAAAAGATGATTGAAGACGAAGAATTTAGGAAAATAACAATAGAAAAATTGCGTAATTATGTAATTCTCAATCATAAAAATAAAAAATATAAATACGATAAATTCACAGGAAAAAAACATACTGACGAAGCAAAAAAGAAAATCGGAGAGTCCAACTCTATAAATCAAAAGGGAGAAAATAATTCTCAGTATGGGACTTATTGGATAACAAATGGTAAAGAAAATAAAAAAATAAGAAAAAATGATACTCTACTTGATGGATGGAAAAAAGGAAGAATATTAAAATAAAATATCCTATCTTTGTGGAATAATAGTCAGGTACTGAAATGGTGACTGTAGTGTAACGGTGAGCACGACTGATTGTGGTTCAGTTAGTTAGGGTTCGAATCCCGCTGTCACACATATTTTGGTAACGTAGCTCAGTTGGTAGAGCACTTGCCTGAAGAGCAAGGTGTCGTCGGTTCAATTCCGACCGTTACCACAAACAAGGTGACGCCACGGTTGTAAGTGCTGCAGCACGAGAAAACAGAAAGCCTAAGTGTGCAGATGGGCTCGCACAGCCTTGAATTATGGATGTTAAGTAGTGAATAATTCGGGGGCTAGTTTAGCTATCCCCCAAAGCCGAAGTTGGTTATGGTGCCTGAAATAGGTTCACGTCGTAGGTTCGAGTCCTACCTTAACAACAAAAACATTATAAACCTTTAAAACAAATTGTTATGGAAAGTGACAAGTCAGACAAACAGAATCCTTCGTAACTCAATTGGTAGAGTACTACACTTTTAATGTAGGAGTTCCGAGTTCGAATCTCGGCGGGGGAACAAAAAAATTAATTATGAAAATTATTGTAAAAAAAGACAGTACTGATGTATTTCCACACCTTTATAAAGGTAGTGTTATTCAGGATGTAAAAGAAAAAGGCGAAAATTATGTGGGTGTTTTCACATCGATGTTTGGTTCGTATTATGTGGAAATACCAAAAAAAAGGTGTAAAAAGTATAAAGAAAGTGAAACATTAAATGGTCGGGTAGCCGAATTTGTAAAAAAACTACAGAAAATTTAAATCAGGTTCAGATGCCAGAGTGGTTGAATGGATTAGTCTGCAAAACTAATGACTTTGTCCTCGTCGGTTCGAATCCTGTCCTGACTGCAAAAGTAGGTATAAACAGAGATGTCTACTGAACGGTTAAAGGGTTCATTAATGATAAAGAAGTTAAGAAGGTAAAGAGCATTAATGATAGTCCCTAAGCGGTTTACTTACTACTTAATTTAGTCAGATAGCTTAGCTGGATAGAGTATAGGAGTGCGCAGGTGCACCTAGACACAGGTTCGAATCCTGTCCTGACTACAGAATAAGTGTCTGTTATAAAGTTGTGAATCTATATTAAGAAGCTGACATCTTCTCGGAGTAGCCGTAACCAGGTCGGACTTTGAATTATAGCACTTATTTTTATATAGTCAGGTGGCGAAATTGGGAGCTATTTAGATGCACAGATGGACTGATTGCATGTGCATGCTGGTAAACTTTAAAACAGGTTCAAATCCTGTCCTGACTACTTAAAAAAATAAAGTTGATGAATATAAAAAAATGTTGTATCTTTGTTTTAGATTCAAGCAATCACAATATGAAATCCTACGTGGAGAGTAAAACTAGGTTGTTTTAATTGTGTTGTTCCCTTGAGAAAGGAGTAAACTAGGATAAGAGAGTAATAAAGAACGTTCTCTACAACACAGAGGGTTTCTCACCCTCAACATAGTCAGGTGGCTTAAAAAAAAATAAACCTATGAAATGTAAATGTTGCGGACATGAAAAAGAATTAAGAATGGGTGTTTGTTTTGATTGTGCAAATGCCGAATCAATTATTGTAGAAGGTGTTGATATGTGGGATAAGGAAGTACCTAAACAAGAAGGATTATCAACAGGATTATCCAAGGTACAATATATACTTAAACTTTATGGTGTAGTAAAATAACCAAATTAAAAACAGTTAGGTGGCGAAAGGGTAGACGCAATGTTGGGCAGTATTCATTTCCAACTATTAGCACGAATACATTACAGGTTCGAATCCTGTCCTGATTGCGAATGTGGTTCGATTCCACTCGTTGATTGAGGTTGTGGTAAGTCGGTTATGGAGGTACGAACTCCACAGAGAAATCTGGTAGAAGGAAACGAACAATCTGACAGCTTGGAAAGACAGCAAATTTAATGGAAATAAATACGCGCGTAGCTCAATTGGTAGAGTACTAGTCTCCAAAACTAGGTGTTGTAGGTTCGAGTCCTACCGTGCGTGCAGAGAACATAATCACAACGGCACGAAGTCATTTATGGTGGAGTGGAGGGGAAACCCATCGAAGCGATGAAACCATAAAAGATGGATACGATTATGTTCTTTAACTTAAAAGGTTGATTGGGGAATGAAGAGTGCCGTATACCCTGGCGATGGGTGGGTTGGTTCTTCGGAGTTGAAATCGTTAAGTAACGCCAATCATAAAAGGAGTTGTCCACTCAACCATCTTCTCCTTTCCTAACTTTAACAGGTATCGTCTAATTAAGACAACACCCGAAGGGTGGTGATGTAAAAAGAAAGAGGTAACCAGTCCCACTACCTGTTTTTATCGGAGAGTCGTCAATGCGGTAGTTGGCACCTGACTGTAAATCAGGAGTCTTCGGACTTCGGGGGTTCGAATCCCTCCTCTCCGACAAAACTTATCTTAGGCGGTGAAACCGTGTGATGGCCGATGAATGAAAGTGACGCACTTAATGGCCGTGGCCCGTAAGGGGATAAAACATTCATATGATAAGTTTTTCGGACCCTTAGCTCAGTTGGTTAGAGCAGATCACTCATAATGATAAGGTCACAGGTTCAAGTCCTGTAGAGTCCACAAACAGACACACGCTTTTCATCTCGAAGG